TGACTATGATGGGTTCTACGATGAGTGATAAAGAATGGAATGAGTTTAGTAATTCTCTTCTTAAACACGAAACTTCTTTGAAAGACAACCATCCAGATACCTTTATGAAGAAGGATAAAAAGACCGGCAAGTACAAAGATAATCCTGGCTCACGAGTTGTTGATGAATCTTGGATTAAGGCCGCTACTCAAAGTAGAAAAGCAATCAAAGACCGATTGGTAGACCAATATGGTGAGGGTACTGAAATTATTGCTGGTGCATGGGATACTGAAGCTGATGTTGAAGCTATGGGTATGGATAATTATAATGATAATAAGGGATTCTCAACCGATATGTACCTAAAGGTTAAAAAACCAAATGGTGAAGAAGTATTGGATGAGGTATCTTTAAAGAAATCAACGCACGTAAACTTCCTAAATGGCGGCGCAGGTTCATTCTCTAAATGGGACGCCGATTTACCAGATGCAATTAATCAAAATGTATACGCTCAAAAAGCAAGAGAGAGAAACATTTCATATGTTTCACGAAACAAGGCAAAACTTGAAGAATTGTTAAAATCTCCAAAGGGTAAGGAAGTTAATGCAGTTTTAAAATCAAAAGGGCTGACCCTTGAACAAGCATTAGAGGGTAATTCACGAGACAAGCAAAAAGTCCTATGGACTGCTATTAATGCATTGTCAGCCAATGGTGATAAATCTGCTAAAGAGATTGTTGATAGGGACAATAAAGAGCACGCTCTATTCCAAGCAGAATCCGTTAAAGCAATTACCGAAAACCCAAAGATGAAAGCAGGTATGCTTGAGGACATTCGTTCGGAGTTCCCATTAAAAGCAGTTTCCGAAGGTGAGGAGACTATGGCAATTGGTCCATTCTCATTAGATAAGAAAACTATGAAGGCTATTTTTGGAACTGATGACTATAATAAACTTAAAGAAAATTTAGTCGCTGAACCACCAAAACAATTAATTGGTAAGGATGGTAAACCTGCTTTTGATAAGAATGGTGACCCTAAAATGTCAGCACCATATATTGGATATAAAATTGAATCATCCGGTGAAGTCTTTCCGGTAGCAGATATTGGTATTAGAGAAGATGGTCGTGGATATGGCGGCCAATTTAAATTTGAAATGAAACTAAACCAAAAAGCTTTTGCTGCTAGGTTGAAAAAAGCACAATCTGAAGTATACGGATAATATTAGGAGATAATGAGTGAGAACACAATTATTATGTACCTTCACAAATGAGGGTCAATTTGAGTCCGTTGTGGACACTATATTTAAGTCTTTTGAATTATTCAGCCGTAAGATATTTGTATTGAAATTAACACCATCTAACGAATTGGTAGTGAGTTATAATATTATTCCAAATTCATCAACAAAGTTCCTTCCATCTACCATTATGGTACATAGAAAGAAGGAATCAAACACGATGTATACTATCAACGCATTAAACGCGTTGATTACTACCGAAAATGGTGGTGTATTGGATAAATCATACCAAGTGGATTGGGAGAAATATAGAAACGCAGTCATCTTAACGGATGGGGGTGGTTTTAAAGTAATGACGACATCATTATTCAGAATCATCGATGTTAATTAAATTAGTTATTAAAAAAAGTTTTGATGAAGGATATCCGAGATTCGAATAATACAAACACCCATAGTTTGAGATTCAATCCACCCGAAGAATGGTTGGGTGGTATAAATTACAATATTCACTTTTTTGGATTGTTGAATCTAATAGAGGATGTTCGTGCTAAATTTTACATCGATGATACAACCCAAATAGGCGCGGGTTCGTTAGAATTCCAAAATAGATATAGAAAACCACGAAAAATGTTAGAAATAGGTTCATATAAAGGTGAGTCTACCCTAATGTTTGCCGCATCTGGTATATTTGATGAAATCCATTGTATAGACCCACACTCTGGGTACGAAGAAGCAAACGAATTGTTTGGTGAGGATTGGGACAATGTACAATCTGACTTTTTTACAAACACTCGGATGTTTAAAGACAAAATTGTATATCATCAAGATTATAGTTATAATTTGGCCAATACATTCGCAACATCAGAGTTTGATTTTATATACATTGATGGGTCTCACGAATATAATGATGTTATCCGTGATATTTCAGATTACGCTTCAAAAACTTCATTAATAATTGCTGGACACGATTATGGAAATGTACATTATGGTGTAACTCAAGCCGTTAATGAATATTTTGGAAAACCATATAAAAGGTATGCTGATTCCTCTTGGATGGTGTACAAAAAAAGAGGTAAATATTACTCGTTATAAAGAGTAGGCCCATATTTATACCAGTAGTGTTACTACAAATTAAAAAATAAAAAAATATTTTCAAATACATTTGGTATTGTCACCCAAATGTTGTATATTAGTGACAAGTTTAACAATTAACAATTAAAAAAGGAAAACTATGGCTATTGATTTAAACGCAATCCGTAACCGTCTGAACACTCTTCAGACAAAAGTAACAAAAACTGACAATTTGTGGAAACCCACTCCGGGTAAACAACAAGTAAGGATTCTCCCTTATGTCCACAATCCATCTAACCCATTCTTGGAACTTTATTTCCATTTTGACTTTGGTGGTAAAAATCTCATTTCTCCAATGTCATTTGGTGAGGCTGACCCTATCGTAGAGTTTGCTGAGAAATTGAAGGCAACTGGTAATCGTGATGACTACCAACTTTCTCGTAAATTAACTCCAAAGATGCGTACTTACGTTCCAGTATTGGTTCGTGGTGAAGAGTCTGAAGGTGTTAAGTTTTGGGGATTTGGTAAGAATGTTTACCAAGAACTTCTTGGGTTCTTTGCAGACCCTGATTATGGTGATTTGACTGACCCTGTAAATGGTCGTGACATCACAGTTGAGTTCAAAACTGCCGCAGAATTGGGTAAGTCTTACCCTGAAACTTACATTCGTGTAAAACCAAACACATCTGCTATTTCAGAGGATTCAAACATTTTGGAAACTGCTAAAAACCAAATTGAACTTCCTACAATGTTCAAAAGAGCATCTTACGAAGAAATGCAAGGTATGTTGGAACAATGGTTAGAGACCGGTTCAGTATCAGATGCTAAACAAGAACCAGCTGCAGAGACATCTCAACCAACTCAAGCTACTTCACCTGCTGGTAACGTGAAGGAAGCATTTGATGACCTATTTAACGACTAATTAAGTTATGGCAAAGAAGAAGGAAAGTTCTCGTGATGAACTATCTTCAATCCTAGCTGACAACCTCAACAAGAAGTTTAAGTCCGCCCACAAGGTGGCTTTCTTCTTGGATGGGGAAGAGGCCACCCCAACCGACTTGGATGAGTGGGTATCAACGGGTTCCGCTACGTTAGACTTGGCAATCTCAAATCGACCAAATGGTGGTTTACCAGTAGGTCGTATTACCGAGATTACAGGATTGGAAGGAAGTGGTAAATCACTACTCGCAGCTCACGCTATCGCAGACACTCAAAAGAAGGGTGGTCTTGGGGTGTACATTGACACCGAAAACGCAATGAACCAAGACTTTTTGATGGCTATTGGAGTTGACATTAAGAAGATGTTGTATGTTCCATTGGAAACTGTGGAAGACATCTTTGAAGCAATCGATTCAATCATCGAATCAGTCCGTTCTTCTGACAAAAAGAAATTGGTCACTATTGTAGTAGATTCCGTTGCAGGTGCATCTACTAAAGTTGAGATTTCAGCCGATTATGACCAAGCAGGTTACGCAACTCAAAAAGCCATCATTATCTCGAAGGCTATGAGAAAGGTAACTAACCTTATTGGAAGAGAACGAATCTCACTAATCTTCACCAATCAGTTGAGAACCCGTTTGGGTGTATCATTTGGTGACCCTTGGACTACGAGTGGTGGTAAGGCAATTGCATTCCACTCATCGTGTCGACTACGACTCAAACAAATGGGTCAGTTGAAATCCAAAATTGGTGGTGTAGACCAAGTTGTAGGTATTAAGACTCGTGCACAAGTAATTAAAAACCGTATGGGGCCACCACTCCGCTCGGTAGATTATGACATCTACTTTGATAGTGGTATTGACCAATACGGGTCTTGGTTGCAGATGATGAAGCAATACAAGTTGGTAAACCAAAGTGGTGCTTGGTACACTTATGTAGATAAATCGACTGGTGAGGAAATCAAATTCCAAGCCAAGAACTTTGAGGAATTGTTGGAAGAACAACCTGAACTCAAAACTACAATCTACAATGAAATGTGTGATGCCTATGTTATGGCTTACAAACAATCAAGCGCAGAATCAAATATTGATAATGTAGAATTAGAAGATTTCGATGCATAATAGGTATAAGGAGCTACTCAAAGAAGTTAGTAAAGAACATAGTGAAACTAAAGATGAATCTCTAAATGATAGAGTTCTTATCATCGATGGTTTAAATCAATTTATTAGAGTTTTTGGGGCAGTTCCTGCCTTGAATGATGATGGTGAACATTGTGGTGGTGTGACAGGGTTTCTCTTGTCCACCGCTGCCACCATTAGAAATCTCAAACCTACACGAGTTGTTATCGTATTTGATGGTAAGGGTGGGTCAAACCGTAGAAAGTCAATGTATAAGGGTTATAAGGAGGGTCGTACTGGTCTGACTAAAATCAATAGATTGGCAGGATACGAGGACTTGGAGGACCAACAAGAATCTATGAGGAATCAGTTTACTCGACTTATCGAGTACCTCCAAGTTCTACCCATTTCTCTTACCTATATTGATTATGTGGAAGCCGATGACATCATCGCATACCTTGCAAATCATTATTTTAAGAAAGAAGTTACAATCATTTCATCGGACAAAGATTTCCTTCAGTTGGTAAATCCACGAATCAAAGTGTGGGCCCCTACGAAGAAGAAAATGTATGATGAGGTACTTGTAAAAGAAGAATATGGTGTTAAACCACAAAACCTTGTATTCTATCGTGTAATCGAAGGTGATAAATCCGATAATATCGAAGGTGTTCGTGGTATAGGTCCAAAGACCATTCTCAACAAAATGACTTTTTTGAATGAAGAGGTGCTTGATTTGGATACATTCATTGATAAAATCAAAACAGAGTGTGATGATAAGTTGTCACAAAAATTGACCGAAAATGTGACAACCATTGAGATGAACTATCGGTTAATGCAGTTGAAAGACCCTGAAATTTCATCATCCATTACTTCTCAAGTACGGAACATTATGTCAGATTTACAACCTGAATTGGATATGGTTGAATTCAAAAAGATGTTTATGTACGACAAATTGTACACCGCATTTGCTAATGTAGATTCTTGGTTACGAAATTCATTTATCTCTTTGGATAATAATTTGAAAAATCATTTCAAAGATTTCGATTTTAATGATAAATGATTTTGATACTAACAAATAATTTCGTATATTTGTATCTATATGGAGAAGTTAGGAAGTAAATTTAGTACATCATTTCAGAATAAAGTAATATCTGCTATTATATCAGATAGGTCGTTTACTCGACAAATCTATGATATTTTAAAGCCTGAATACTTTGATGCTGAAGCCTCGGAGTGGTTGGTTAAAACTATTATGAGACACTTCGATGAGTATGAACAAATGCCCACATTAGATGTCCTTAAAGTTAAAATCAATACCATCGATAGGGATGTTTTAAAGACATCGGTAGTTGACAATCTTAAATTTGCTTGGAATCACCTTGAAAGTGATGATTTACCTTATGTTAAAGACCAAGTTCTTGACTTTTGTAAGAATCAGTCAATTAAGAACGCAATCCTTGATTCAGTAACACTTTTAGAAGATGGTAAGTATGATACCATCAAAAAGAAGATTGATACTGCTATGAAAGCCGGCCAAGACTCCGACATCGGCCACGAATACAAAACTATGATTACTGAACGATATGAAGATTCAGTCCGTAATGTAGTATCCACTGGTTGGGAGGTTATTGATGAAATTACCCAAGGTGGGTTTGGTAAAGGTGAACTTATTCTATTCGCTGCACCTCCGGGAATTGGTAAGTCTTGGGCATTGGTCAATATTGGTGTAAATGCTATGAAGAAGGGTAAGATTGTAGCACACTACACATTAGAATTGAACGAAGGTTATACCGGTCAACGATATGACGCAGTTTTAAGTGGAGTTGCAGTGGGTAATTTGAAGTACAATATGGATGATGTTAAGAAAGCAGTCCAAGGTGTATCAGGTGACCTTGTTGTAAAACACTATCCTACTAAAACTGCAAGTGTTACATCATTAAAAGCACATATGGATAAGATGACTCTACAAGGTAAAAAGCCAGATGTAGTAATTGTCGATTATGCTGACCTTTTGAGAGGTCCTGCAAAGGAAAAGAGACACGAAGAGTTAGAAGAAATAATCGAAGACCTTCGTGGTTTGGCTGGTGAGTATGAAGTTCCGGTATTTACGGCATCTCAAATCAATCGTAGTGGTGCTGAAGATGACATTATTACAGGTACGAAGATTGCAGGGTCATTCTCAAAAATGATGACTGCTGATTTCGTGGTATCTCTATCTCGTAAGATTGAAGATAAACTTGCTGGGACTGGTAGATGGCACGTAATTAAGAATCGTTTTGGACCTGATGGAATGACATTCCCTTCTAAAGCAAACTTCTCAACTGGCCAAATTCACATCTACAACGATGATTCCATTGATGGTAGAAAGACCTCAAACCAGATGAAACAAGGGGAGAGTTTAGTAAGAAAAGAATTAGCTCAAAAATATAAAGAAATGAGTGGTGATATTGGTTTCTAATCACTATATATAAACACCCCCAATGAAAAATATGTCTAACTATTTAACAAGGAACCAGTATGGGTCTATTTGATAATCGAGTACCTTTTAAACCATTTGAATATCCTGAATACTACACCGAAGGTTGGTTGAAGCAAGCACAGGCATTTTGGTTACATACCGAAATCCCAATGCAAGGTGATATCAAGGATTGGAATGAAAATTTGTCAGTTGAAGAAAAGAATTTAGTAGGTAATATCCTACTTGGGTTTGCTCAAACTGAATGTGCCGTATCCGATTATTGGACTACTATGGTAACCGAGTGGTTTCCTAAACACGAAATCAAGCAAATGGCTATGATGTTCGGTTCACAAGAAACCATTCACGCTACTGCATACTCATATTTGAATGAATCCCTTGGTTTAGAGGATTTTGAAGCATTCCTACACGAACCAGCAACGGCTGATAGATTTGAGAATCTTGCTAACATTACCAATCGGTATACTTGGGAAGACTTAAAGACTAATAGTGATGCTCGTAAGGAAATTGCAAGGTCTCTCGCTATCTTTTCTGCATTCACCGAAGGTGTTGCACTATATTCTTCATTCGCTGTCTTATATTCGTTCCAAATGAGGAATAAACTTAAAGGTATTGGACAGCAAATGAAATGGAGTGTTCGTGATGAGTCACTACACTCAAAAATGGGATGTCAATTATTCAGACATATGTGTGATGAATACCCAGAGTTAAAACAAGACGCAAAGTCGGCAGTCGAAGAGGCTGCTAACATTATGTTGGAGTTGGAACTCAAATATATTGATAAGATGTTTGAAATGGGTGATTTGGAAAATCTAAAAAAGACCGACCTCATCAATTTCATCAGAAGAAGAGTAAATGAAAAATACAACGAATTAGGTTACGAAGGTAAGTTATTTGACTATGATGCTGACTCTGCAAATGAGTTAGAATGGTTTTATCACTTAACCGGGGGAACAACTCATACCGATTTCTTCGCAGTGAGACCTACTGATTATAGTAAGGCAAACGAAGGTGAAGATTGGAATGATTTATGGTAAAAAAAGTTATGAAGAATTACGGAGAAGAATTGGGTTGGGAGCTCGGAGTAGACTTTCCAACTTGGGCAAATACTGAAATATATGTTAAGACTATTTCAAAAGGATACTTACTCGCAGGTGAAACGCCAAAAGACGCATATTGGAGGGTTTCCACCGCCGTGGCACGCAGACTTCAAAAACCACATCTTGCTAGCAAGTTTTTTGATTATATCTGGCGCGGTTGGCTTAATCTTGCTAGTCCTGTACTTTCTAATACTGGCACCGATAGGGGTCTTCCGATATCTTGTTTTGGAATTGATGTCGGTGATTCAATCCAAGAAATAGGTCAAAAGAACCTTGAATTGATGTTGTTGGCCAAACACGGTGGTGGTGTTGGCATTGGACTAAATATGATTAGACCCGCAGGTGCTAAAATCACCGATAATGGTACATCAGATGGGGTTGTTCCATTTGCTAAAATCTATGACTCAACAATCCTTGCTACAAATCAAGGTGCAGTTCGTAGAGGTGCTGCATCAGTTAACCTTAACATCGAACATAGTGACTTTGATGAGTGGATTGAAATCCGTGAACCAAAGGGTGATGTCAATCGCCAATGTTTGAACCTACACCAATGTGTAGTTGTAGGTGACAAGTTTATGAGAAAACTTGAGGATGGTGATGATGAGGCAAGACGCAGATGGGGTAAGGTACTTCAGAAGAGAAAAGCAACCGGTGAACCTTATGTAATGTATAAGGGTAATGTAAACAAACAAAACCCAGAAGCATACAAACAAAATTCATTGAAGGTCTTTATGACCAATATTTGTAGTGAGATTACACTTCACACCGATGAGTCCCACTCATTTGTATGTTGTTTGTCTTCAGTCAACTTAGCTAAGTTTGATGAGTGGAAAGATACCGACTTGGTATATACGGCAACTTGGTTCTTGGATGGTGTACTCGAAGAGTTCATTCAAAGAGCAAAGAATATGAGAGGATTTGAGAATTCAGTTCGTTCTGCTGAAAAGGGTAGAGCATTGGGACTTGGTGTTCTTGGATGGCACACATACTTACAACAAAAAGGTATGTCGTTTGAAGGTCTACCTGCTCAGTTCGAAACTCGTAGAATCTTCTCTCAAATGAAGATTGAGTCTGAAAGAGCATCTCGTGATTTGGCCAATGAATATGGTGAACCTCTATGGTGTATTGGTACTGGTATGAGAAATACTCACTTGAGAGCTATCGCACCAACGGTATCAAACTCTAAATTGAGTGGTAACGTATCTGCTGGAATCGAACCTTGGGCAGCAAACGTATTTACGGAACAAACTGCTAAAGGTACATTCATTCGTAAGAATACTGAATTGGAAAGAGCACTTCGTAAGATGGGTATGAACAATAAGGATACTTGGGATAGAATTCTTGCAGATGGTGGGTCAGTACAAGGTTTGGATGAATTAGATAATTGGGGATATGTTGATGGTAAACTTTGTAAAAAGGAAGACATCAACCCACAATCAATCGAAAACAAAGAAGTTGATTGGGTAAAAGATGTATTTAAGACATTCAAAGAAATCAACCAATTGGAGTTAGTAATGCAAGCCGGTATTAGACAACAATATGTCGACCAGTCAGTATCACTAAACTTGGCGTTCCCATCACAAGCTAGTCCTAAATGGATTAATCAAGTTCATATCGAAGCTTGGAAGCAGGGAATTAAAACACTTTATTATATGAGAACGGAGTCGGTACTTCGTGGAGACATCGCAGCTCGAGCCACCGACCCTGATTGTTTATCTTGCGATGGTTAGGAAATTATTATGAAACAATATCTTTATTTCTCGGCCCCTTGGTGTGGTCCGTGTCGAATGTTAGGACCTGTAATGCAGCGAGTTGGTAACACAATTCCTGTTCAAAAAATCAATGTAGATGAACAATCAGAAATCGCCATTCAATATAATGTAAGAAACATCCCAACGGTAGTTTTGTTAGAAAATGGACAAGAAGTTAAACGACTTGTAGGTGCTAAATCTGAATCTGAATATCTAAATGTATAATTGATTCATAATAGGTTATGAACATATCTCACAAGCACAAGCTAATTTGGTGGGCAACATCAAGATGTGCATCGAGATTTACATCTCGTATATTAGGACCATTGCAATTTTACAATTACGATGACAACGAGATTACCAAACATCCATTTTTTGACTTAATATATGAAAATGATGGACAAGACTTAAAAACAACATCATTTAGTCATAAATTAATATTACCGGAGGGTGTTGATGTTAGTGGGTATAGATTAATAGCTAATATAAGAAACCCATATGATGTGTTTTATAGTAATTACAGATTAGAAAATATAGAATATCTCCGTGGTAAGTTAAAACGAACACCTGATGAATCTGAAATTATAAAATCATTTGTTGAATGGGGAACTTCTGAAATGCAATGGTACTATAAAAATATAGAGCAGATTAAGAACGCTTGGGATATATACGACTTACAAACATCAAATGGTGTTGATTATTTAATTAGATATGAACACTTGATAGATGATATTATGAGTATACCTGATATTTCTAATTTGTATAAAACAAACATCGATTATCGGTATTTTGTAGATTCTATAATTACACAGCCATATGGTGGGTTTAGAGTGGACTTACCATTAGCTGAACAAACATTTAAAGATGTGTTCACTCAAGAACTTGCCGATTTTATATACGATAGATATAAATATCAGTTTGATATATTTGGGTATGACAAAGACAGTTGGAAAAAATAATAAATTATGATTATAGTAGATGATTTTATAAAAGATATCTCTCTATTAGAGGAGATACAAAACGACCCCACATTCTTTTCTCAAAATGGAAAATATATGTGGTGGGGTGGTCCGTGGACTTCTGAAGCACAAACTTTAAAACAAAGATTGATTGAGGAAATGTGGATTAAAAATTCACCGTGGGATTTCCCAAGATATAATTCAATTATTTTATCTGGCTTTGAGTATTGGACTGGTCAATATTCACCATCTGACCTTGATGATGGTAAGACTGATAATTTGGTCATACATTACGATAAAGATGAACCATTGTGGCACAGCACGGGTGAAATTGTAACACCAATTATGGGTACAGTATTCTATCCAGTGCCGATGGATATTGATGGTGGGTTTTTGGAAATATTCATTAATGGCCGTGATGGTGAGCCAGAACGAATTGAAGCAAAATACAACAGACTCATTATATTTGAAGCAGGTAACTATCTACATAGAGTCACTCCTGTAACTCGTGGTGTTAGAAGTGCTATTGCAGTCAACTTATGGAGTCCACCTCCAACGGGAGTTGAAAGTGGTGAAATAATTTTGGAAAATTAAAATAATTTTTGTATATTAGTACATTATGAAAAAACAAATGTCTAAATACGACTATGTAATTGTTGGTTCAGGAATGTTTGGTGCAATATGTGCATACGAACTCAATAAACAAGGTAAATCGGTAGTTGTTCTTGAAAAACGAGAACACATTGGTGGAAATTGTCATACGGAAGAAAAAGATGGGGTTCATATCCACAAATATGGACCTCACATCTTCCATACAAATGATAAGGGAGTGTGGGATTACATAAATCAATTTGCCGAATTTAATCAGTTTCAGTTAAATCCTGTTGCTAATTACAAAGGTGAGATTTATTCTCTACCATTCAATATGTGGACTTTCAATCAAATGTGGGGTGTGGTTGCACCTCACGAGGCAAAACAAAAGATTGAAGAACAGCGATTTGATGGTAAGGTAACTAATCTTGAAGAACAGGCCCTTTCATTGGTTGGTAAGGACATCTATGAAAAGTTGATTAAGGGATATACCGAGAAACAATGGAGAAAGTCCGCTACCGAACTCCCACCATCAATCATCAAAAGATTGCCGGTAAGATTCACATATGATAACAACTACTTCAATGACAAATATCAAGGTATTCCAATTGGAGGTTACACTCAAATCTTTGATAAGATGTTAGAGGGTATTAAGGTCTATACAAATTGTGATTACTTGGAAAACAAAGAGTATTGGGATGACCTTGCTGATAAAGTGATATATACAGGTCCTATTGACAAATACTTTGATTATCAGTTTGGTGATTTAGAATATAAGTCGGTGACTTGGGATACGATGAAAATCAACACCGATAATTACCAAGGATGTGCTGTGATGAACTATACTGATAGTGAAACATCATTTACTCGTATAATTGAACACAAATACTTTGATAACCAAAATCAAAAAGTCAGTTGGGTAAGTATAGAATTCCCACAACCATATGAACGTGGTGTAGAACCATTTTATCCGGTCAATGATGAAGCAAACAACGAAAAGTATCGTAAGTATAAAAAACTTGCAGATAATGACAAGGTAATATTTGGTGGTAGACTCGCAGAGTACAAATACTACGATATGCATCAAGTGGTGGCTTCTGCTCTAAATAAGGTCAGATATATTTTGAATAATCAATAATTTTTTGTATATTAGTAGTTATGAAAAAACAGTTACAACAACTTTGGGACTTCCAAAGTGCATATAATTCAAGTCGTAATACAAAACCAACACTACTTGACCCATCAGAATCTATGTTAAGATATGAATTGGGTAAGGAAGAGTTAATTGAGTATTTAGATGCTTGTAATAATGATGACCTTGTAGAAGTTACTGATGCTCTTGCGGACCAATTATATATCCTTTTGGGAACTATGGTTGCTCACGGAATGCAGGATATCATCGAAGATGTCTTTGATGAGGTACATCGTTCGAATATGTCAAAATTAGGTGCAGATGGTAAACCTATCTATCGTGAAGATGGTAAGGTTTTGAAAGGGCCAAACTTTACCCCACCTAATATTGGACAATTCCTTGCCGACAATGGTCAATTAGAGATTCCTTTTGATGAGGAAGTTTAAGATGGCGTTACGAGGAGAGTCACATCCACAA